ACGTCTTATTGAAAGTAGACCAGAGAAGATGCTGTGGAATATTTGCGATAAACGCAATGTAGTTCATCTCAAGCTTCTTCGATTTCTAGGATTCAAGTTTCTTCGTGAAGTAACTCATGGTCCTAACAACTTAACCTTTATAGAATTTTGCCGTGTGCGATCCAGTAATCGGGGGAATAGCAATGGGTGTCGGCTCGGCGGCATCAGCCGTCGGCGGACTGAAATCCGCTGCTGACCAGAAAACTGCTGAAGTAAACAACTACAAAAGACAACTACAGATACGTTCAATTAAGTGGGACGGACAACGCGCCATGTATGGCACAAAGCTTGCCGAGTACGACACCACTGTTCAAGAGAATGTCTTGTCAGCTAGCCGGGCTTATGCAGATGAGCAAAGTCGTTTGAATGATCTATTCAAGCAAGCTGATACAAAAGGCTTAGAGGCATTCACCCGCCTTATGGAGAACATGAGAAACTACGGATCAGGTAGGACTGCACAACGACGTGAGGCACGTGACCTAGCTAAGTACGGAAGAAGTCAAGCATTAGCTACATCGAACCTTTTACGTGCTCATGAGAATTATCAGAGCAGAGTTGAGGGTATTCGAGAGAAGCTTCGTACTACTAATAGAGGTGCTTACGCAAAGGTTCAATTCAAACCACAACCTGGTGTAGCACCTGTCAAGCCGAATGTTGATATGACTGCGGCCAACCTGCAATTTATTGGAGGAATAGCTAGTGCAGTTGGTAGTGGGGTGTCTGCTTATAACAGCCTGAAACCGGACGCAGTTGGCAACCTTACTAATGCCCCTATGCCTGGTCCTGGTACGCCTGGTCCTGGTATGCCAAACGCATTCAATCAAGGAAGCGCATTCAGTAACTCATATGCCTTTGACTTTGGTGGCGCTCAGTTTGGTGCTGGCCCGTCATTCACTTCTAGCTTCACTCCTTCCTCATTTGCCTTTGGAAATGTTCCAAGTTCATTTAGCTTTACGGATTAATTATGACCACTTCCTTTCAAACATTTAACCAAGGTGGTCAGTTCCAAGCGGCACAAGTAGACCTTGGTTCTAATAATCTAGAGCAATTAAATCAACAACGTGTACAAGAGCTTGATCGTCAAAGCAATGCAATCCTTCAACGTGACCGACAGGCAGCTCAGGAAGTTGCTGAAGGCGCTAAGGGCTTAGCTCAATTCTCTGACTCACTGTCTTCCATACTTGTCGAACGACAGAAGAAAGAGAATGAAAAGCAGATGCTCGAAGGTATGCGGGACTACTGGTACAACGGTGCTGGCGAAGAGGAACAAGCTCAGTTCAAGGCTGACGAAGCAGCTTTAGGCGAAGCACGTTCTTTAGCTGATCAAGCTGCTGGTGAGTATGAACAGGGTGGTGGCGATACTTTCGTCGCTGAAGGTCTGCGTCAGCTTTCTGGCTGGAAGGCTTACGGCTATGCCAAAGCAATGTTGCAACAAGCTGGTGTCAGCTATGGCACTCACTATGCACAAAGAGGTCAAGAACTTGGTCTAAACGAAACGTCTGACCCACGTCAACGTGCTGCTATTGAACAGCAGATCCGCGAAGAATATATGCAGCCGTATGGGGAGTTAAATCCGATGCTGCTTCATGAGCATATGTTTCCGTCAATGCGTAGGTTTGAGCAAGGTGAACAACTTGCATACGCAAATCGTCAAGCAAAGCTTTTTCAAAAGCAGCGGGAGACAGAGCGTAACCAATCCCTATATGCAACCTTTGCTAATGCCGACCCTGGTCAGACCGCTCAAAATGTATTGCAATGGGTAGACCAGTACAAAGGTCAGTTTGGTGGAAGCAGGGGACTAGCTTATGCATCAGCTACAGAAGTTATTCGCGAAGGATTGGGTAGAGGTCTTATCGACCCAACTTCTTTTAGAAATGCATTAGATCAAGAAGTTACCTTGGATGACGGCACTGTCATCAAGCTAAAGGATCACCGTTCTAATGACCTTGCTTTACTTGAGCAAGCGGCGATTTCTGCTGAGATACAGAAAACCAATCGTCTGATTGAGTACAATGACAATGCAGATAAACTGCGTGTCCTTGATGCACGTGAAGCGTACATTAATAGTGATCGGTCTCAGAAATCATATGATGAAATCATTGGCGTTTTAAGGCTTACTGATTCAAAGCATTATGCCTTGTTATCAGGTCTCATGACTAATGAACAGTATGACGATCGAATGACCACTGCTGAGATTGATCGACGTCTTAACGCCGGTCAAATCGTTTCTAAAGAACTAGTTGATAAAATCGTTGATTACAAGACTCGTAATGAGTACAAGAAAACAGTAGTCCTGGACGATAAAACACATCCCCCTGCTGCTCTTCTTGAGCAAGCTGATACTGAAATTGAAGCTGCTGTTAAAGATGCGACTGGAGTCTTTGAGTACGACGACCTTCAAAATATATACGGTAAGCAGAATTCTCTTGCTTATTATCGTCAACGTTATCTGGCACTAAGGCAGGATAACCCAGCAGCCATGGCTCATGACTTGGCGATGAAAGAAACACTTAAAGCTATACCTGAACAATTTGATGTGAAAAAAGGTGGCTTCTTTCAGCGTCCTGGTTTGCTGTATCAAGCAGATAATATGAAAACGTATCAGGATGTAAGAGGCCGTCTTGAGAATGGGACTGCCAGTCTTGACACAAAGATAGAAGGTTTAGGCGATCAAGTAAAACAACTAAATGACTCAATACAAGCTAAAACAGGTATTACAACTTTCTGGCGTACTCTTGCCGATCAGCATGGGGTTGATGTTTATAACCTCATCAACACCAACCTTAGGGGATATGGTTACGAGGAGTTTAACCGCCCCAAAACTATTGCAGAACTCGATGCTATGTCAGCCGAGAGTCGGCGTCTGCTTCAATTTCATAAAACCTCTTCTCGTGAGCTAAGAGCTGCTACAGGCAGTGCTGAAGCTAATTGGTTTTTAGATTCAATTGCTTCTGTAGAGTCCCGTTCTTACGGCGGCTACGAAGCATTTAATCGCGGTGGTACTAACGGCGGCAACACTTCCATTGGTAGTGGTAACAGTACTTCTGACTTAGATAAACCGATTACACAACATACAATCGGTGAGATCAAACAACTTCAACTGTTGGCTCAGAATGATCCTAATGTCCTTCATGCTGTTGGTCGTTATCAATTCATTCAACCTACTTTCTTAGAAACAGCTAACTTGCTTGGTTTCGACGATAGCCAACCGTTTGATGAGAAAACACAGGACTTGTTTGCCTTGACTAGAGCAGCAGTTCGTGTGCAAGAAATGAATGGTGGTTCTGTAGCTGGTCTCTCTGCGGAGTGGATTGGACTTAAAAACTTACCACCAGAACAACTACAAAGAATGGTGGCGTTTGGTAGGAGCCTGCCACATTTCAGACAAGTACACACGTTGCTACCAGGGGTTGCTAAGGCAACACTGAAACCGAACTAAACTATGGATGAAATTACTACACCACCTGAGGAGAGTCTAAAGGATCGTTTAGACCGGAAAATCGAAGAGTATGAAACACATAATAAATCACTTACTCAACCATCTCCTGAAGAGGAACAACCTCAACAAGAGGAGGATGAGTTCAGCGACATTGGTGATGTTGCCCGTGAGATTGGTAGTGCATTAGTCGGTGGCCTGCAACAAACAGGCTCCGATCTAATAACTTTACCTGAGCGTGCTATCGACATGGCTCGTGGTGAAGATGTTGGCAGCGAAGATTATCGACCTGACATGGACATCTTCGGTGCATTTGAAAATCCTATTGAGACGCGAACTCCTTGGGGTGGGCTTATCAAGACACTGGTTAATTACGGCACGCTTGCTTTTGTCCCGATCCCCGGCGCTCGTGTAGGAAAGGTAGCTAGTGCTACTACAAAGCTAGGTCAATTGGGTCGCTCTGCACTTGTAGGTGCAAAGGTTGACCTAATTGCTTCTGGCTCACAGGAAGAGAACGCATCAGCAGTACTTGCTGAGTACTTCCCAATCCTGCGTACACCGTTGGCAACTGAGGATACTGATCACCCAGCCATGAAGACGTTGAAAAATGTCGTGGAGGGCATGGGTATTGGTGCAGTACTCGATGGACTAGTTATGTCCATTAAAGGCCTGAGGGGTTCAGATGAAGTTCTCAGACGTAACAAAAGCATTGAAGATCAGACCGTCGCTAAAGGTATAGATGAGGTGGCTGAAACACCTGAAGCTTTACGTGGTCATGCCAATAAGCCTGTAGCTGATCTTCCCCAAGGTGCACCTACGTCCAATGCTTCCGCTGGTGACGTAAACAAACAACTGTCACGTACTCGTAATGAGTTTGGTGCAGAAACTGGTTCTACTGACTCACTGACTCGACCTATCGAGTTGGATCGTATTGGTAAGGGCAACGTTGACTTGGCTCCTAAAGAGATCAAGCGAATCATGGAAGAGTTTGCCACTACTGACTATGTGGTCAGAGAGGTGGCTGAGGCTAAAAAAATGGGTATACCACTCCATGAGGTATGGGCTGACTCAACTACCTCGATGAAGGAGATGTTCGAGGGTCGTCTGAATACTGACTTGACAACCCGTGAATGGGCTGATGATTTCTATAAGCAGGGAATCAAGCGCAAGGTTCAGCTTGAAGATGGCAGCTTTGAAGAGATCGAGATCATGGATCCAAACATGATTCCTGCTGCTGACCTACTCAAAGGTTCGTTGCTTAAAGAGATCCGTGATTTAGGTGTTGCTGGCCGTGAGCTACAAGACCTGTATGACCTGGGTGATACTGACGGACCTGCCAAAGCATTGTTCGACAAGTTTGCTTCCCTGGTTGCGATTACTAAGCAGTCTAGATACTTCACTGGTTATGACCTTCAGTCTGTCAAAGGTGTAGATGGTCTGCCTAAGAAGGCTGTTTATCAACAAGAGGTTAACGAGGATATTGGTAAATCTATCGATGCTTTCCGTACTGCCTTCACCATGGCTGGTGAAACTGGAGACAACGAGTTGTTCAAGGCATACATGGAAGTTGCTTCTATGCTCGACGATGTCACGAACCTGAATGACCTGGACAACTTTTTCCGTAAGAAACTACGGGGAGGAATGTTGGACGGTAAGAAACAGACAGGTGAACTGATTAAAGAGCTTGAAGGTGTGATGATCCATAGCGTCCTGAGTGGTCCTAAGACCCCTATCAGGGCAATCATGGGTACTGCCTCTGCAACATTCTTACGTCCTATGGCAACTGCTCTTGGGGCAACTTTTAGTGGTGACGTGGTTACACGTAAATCATCACTAGCTGCTCTGAACGGAATGATGGGAATGCTTCCTGAAGCTTTCACGCTGTTCCGTAAGAAGCTTGATGGTTATTTCTCTGGTGATATTGCCACTGTTCAATCTCGATATGTAGAACGAACAAAGGCTGATCAAAAGTGGAAACTCTACGGAGACTGGGCAGAGAAGCGTGGTAGTGATGCTGATAAGGCTGTGTTCCGTGCTGCCAACATGGCTCGCGCTATGAACGACAGCAACTACTTGTCATACTCAACAAAGATTATGGCTGCCACTGATGATGTGTTTGGTCATATCCTTGCTCGTGGCAAGATGCGTGAACGCGCTATGCGTGAATCTCTTGAGCTTGCAAGTAAAGGTGAGTTTACTGAGATCACACCCGCAATCCTTAGGAAGGCTGAAGAGAAGTTTGCTAAACAAATCCTTGATGAGGATGGCAATATCATTGATGATGCTGTCAAGTATGCCAAGCGTGAATCAACTCTGACTAAAGACTTGGAGGGATTCTCTAAGGGTCTGGAGACACTGTTCAACTCAAACCCCTGGGCTAAGCCTTTCTTCTTGTTTGCACGTACTGGTGTAAACGGTTTGGAACTGACTGCAAAGTACACACCAGGATTTAACTTCTTAGTTAAAGAGTTTAATGATGTTGCGTTTGCTACTGTCAAAGATGTTGAAGCCGGAAACCTAACTAAGTACGGTATCAGCACTTTTGAAGAACTACAAAACGCCAAGGCTCTACAAAACGGACGCCTTGCTATTGGATCTGCTGTTGTATCAATGGCATCCATGATGTGGATGTCGGGAAACATGTCAGGTGATGGTCCGACTGACAGACAAATGCGTCAGTCCTGGGTTGATGCTGGCTGGAAGCCTCGTACTTTCACACTTGGCGGTGTGCAGATTGGTTATGAAGCGTTTGAACCATTTAATCAAATCATGTCAACTATCTCCAATGTGGGCGATCACAGCCTATTGATGGGTGATGAGTGGACTGAAGATCAGCTATTAAAGATTGCAATGGTTGTTGGACAAAGTGCTGCTAGCAAAAGCTATCTCACTGGTCTGCAACAGTTCGTCGATCTTTTCTCTGGTCAACCTGGTCAACACAATCGCATCATCGCAAGCTTGATGAATAACACTCTGCCTCTGTCTTCCTTAAGGAATGAGATTGGCAAGTTATTTACACCACACATGCGTGAGTTGGATTCTGGGATTCTTGATTCTATTCGCAACCGCAACTTAATCACTGAGAATATTACTGATCAAGCACTACCTATTAAGTACGACATGTTGAATGGTCGTCCTATCAAAGACCATGACTTTATGACACGTGCTTTCAATATGTTCTCTCCTATCCAGTTCAACCTGGATCAGGGACCTGGTCGAAAGCTGCTGTTCCGGAGTGGGTATGACTCACGTCTGTCTGTGTATTACGCACCAGACAACACTGATCTTTCCAAGCTGCCTGCTGTTCGCTCCAAGTTTATGAAAGCTATTGGTGATCAGAACTTAGAAGCTGAACTAAATAGACTTGCTTCTGAACCACGTATCCAAGCAAGTATCCGCAAGATGGAGAGAGATCGTGTTTCTGGTAACCGTGATTATGAGCCGATGAAGGCTTACTACCACACGAAAGTTATTGGAGCACTGTTTAATAAAGCCCGAAGACGTGCATGGAGCACCATTCGCAATGAAGCTGACGTCCGTGCAGCGATTGCTGAATCTCGTAGCGAACGTATTGAAAATAGACAAAGTCAACAACAAACAACCTACGGACAACTTGAACCCGTTCTTAGAATGAACAAGTAATGGCAACAGCACTAACAACTGAACATTCTTATACAGGTAATGGCTCCACCACTAATTATTCTGTTACATTTACATATTTAAAAGAAGCAGATGTCAAGGTAACACTTGATCATGTTGCTACAACTGCATACACGTTTGCTAACGCTTCAACCATTTCATTTACTACTGCTCCTGCTAATGGAGTTGGTATCCGTATCTATCGTGATACTGATGTAGATGCAGCCCGATTTGTTTTCTCTTCGGGTTCTGCTTTAAAAGCTACTGAACTTAACGAAAACCTAGAGCAGCTTTTACTGGCCGACCAAGAGCTAATCAGCGAAACTGGTCTGGCTAACGAAGCTGTATCTACGGCAAAGCTACGTGATGCTTCTGTCACTACAGCAAAGCTTGCAAACCTGGCTATTACATCTAGTCAACTTGCAGCAAACGCAGTTATTACTGACAAGATCAATGATGCTGCGGTGACTACTGCAAAGCTGGCAGATAGTTCTGTTACCTCAGCCAAGATTGCTGATGGTGGTATTGCTACTGCTGACCTAGCAAATGACGCTGTTACCAGTGACAAGATCGAAGACAATGCAGTCATCGAATCGAAGATCACTAATGGCGCTGTAACAACCAACAAGATTGCTGACAACAATGTCACGACTGCAAAGATACTTGACGCGAATGTCACCACTGCAAAGATTGCCGATACGAATGTCACCACCGCTAAGGTGGCTGATTCTGCGGTAACTACGGCAAAGATTGCAGGTGATGCAGTCACCAGCGCAAAGCTGGCCGATTCTGCCGTGACGTCAGCCAAGATTCTTGATGGCACGATCAGCACTGCTGATATCGGAGATGGTCAGGTGGCTACGGCCAAGTTGGCTACTGGTTCTGTAATCGAAGCCAAGATTGCTAACGATGCAGTCACGACCTCGAAGATTGCTGCTGGAGCTGTAACTCAGCTTGAGTTGGCTCTGGATTCTGTCCAGACCACCAGGATTGCTGACTCTGCTGTTATTACAGCAAAGATCGCAGATAATGCTGTCACAACAGTCAAGATTCCTGATAGCAATATTACGACTGCAAAGATTGCAGATAATGCAGTTACCACTGCCAAAATACTTGACGTCAATATCACTACGGCAAAGGTTGCTGATGACGCTATAACTTCAGCCAAGATTGCTGATGATGCTGTTATCACTGCTGCTATTGCTGATAACGCCGTCACCTCTGCACAGATCGCTACCAACGCTGTTGGGGCTACTGAGTTAGCTAACAATGCAGTCGATGGTCCTGCCATTGCTAACAATGCTGTTGGATCTGACAAGATTGTTGATGCCAACATCACTACGGCAAAACTTGCTACTGGTTCTGTAACCACCGGCAAGATCGCCAATCTTGGTGTTACTACCGGCAAGATTGCTAATGACGCTGTAACCGTTGACAAGATCAACGATGGTGAAATTACTGTCGCTAAGATGAATGGTGCTGCTGTTGTTACTAACAGTGAGCAAGCTACAAGTACACCTAACGACACGTCGTTCTTTACGACCGATGCAAGTGATGGTCGTTACTTCCGTCAGGACAGTACTGAGACTATTAGCTCTGGTGTGGCCTGGTCTGGTAGTGACACGAAAATTGCAACTACTGGAGCCATTGATGCACGTATTGTTGACCTTGTGGAAGAGGTTGGTGGATTCGTTCCTATTGCTAACGAAACCAGTTTTCCGGCTCTTAACCCTGATGTTAATAACGGTGCAGGTACTATCGTCAGCGTTTCGGCTATTGGTACATCTCGTACTCCTAGCTCAGGCTCAGTCACGATTGCCAACGGAGCAGGAACAGGAAACACAGTAACTATTACTGGTGTTGGTTCTCAGGTACTGACTGCTGGTTTTGGCATGTTAGTCGAAACAACTGGGACACTACATACATACGCGTTCCATCGTCTGTCGGCTCCTGCCACCAACGTAAACACAGTTGCTACAAACATCACCTCGGTGAATGCTGCTGCGACCAACATTAATAGTGTTGCTAACTTTGCTGATGTCTATCAGGTAAGTGCACAAGACCCCACAACACGTGGAACTGGCGGAAACGTTGTAGAGGGTGACCTGTATTACAACACTGCCCAGAACGTCATGAAGGCGTACAACGGCAGTTCGTTTGACAAGATCACTCCTGACTCGTCACAGCTCAACGACATTGCGATCGTTGCTAATGACATGTCACACACCAGTGACCTTGGATCCGTGGGCGACGCCCTGGTGACTGGTCAGACTGGCGGTGCTTTGGAAACTTGTGCAGACAATATCTCTGATATTCAGGCTGTAGAAAACTCTATTGCCAACGTTAATATTGTTGCTGGCAATAACGCTAACGTAAATACCGTTGCTGGTATCTCTGCAAACGTGACAACTGTCGCTGGCATATCTAGCAATGTAACTGCTGTTGCTGGAAACGCGACTAATATTAATGCAGTAGCTGCTGATGCCACAGACATTGGTGCTGTTGCTGGTAAAGCTACTGAAATAGGAAGATTAGGTACTGCTGATGCGGTTGCAGACTTAGCAATACTTGGAACTACAGATGTTGTATCTGACTTAAATACTTTAGCTACTACAGCAATCGTGTCTGATATGGACACATTGGCAGACATATCAACCAATATAACTACAGTTGCTGGTATTTCAGCCAATGTAACTGCCGTAGCTGGTAACAACTCAAACATTACTGCTGTTGCAGGTAATAACGCTAATGTAACTAAGGTTGCCAATGTTGATGGCGACGTAACTACTGTTGCTGGGATTGATAGCAATGTGACCACAGTTGCAGGTATTGCTAGCAATGTCACTACAGTTGCTGGTGTTGCTCCCAACGTAACTACTGTTGCTGGTATTCATGGCAACGTAACTACTGTCGCTAACAACAATGCAAACGTTACGACCGTTGCTGGTTCTATTGCCAACGTAAATACAGTCGGCGGGTCTATCGCTGATGTCAATCGTTATGCAGACGAATATGTCATTCAGTCCAGTGTTCCTAGCAGCCCGTCTGCTGGTGACCTCTGGTACAACACCACTGCGAACACGCTGAACTACTACAGCGGTTCAAACTTTGTAGGTATTGCTCCAGGTATTGCTTCTGTTTCTCTGGATACCAGCCCTGCCCTTGGTGGCACTCTTAACGCGTCAAACAACAACATCACTAACGGTGGCACATTTACTGCTGCAAGTTTTGTTGGTGCACTTACCGGCAATGCGACTGGTCTTAGCGGTACTCCGAATATCACTGTCGGAACTGTTGACGGTTCAAATCTTTCTATCGACTTCGGCACTCTCTAATAATGGCAAAACTACTTAAACTTCGACGCGGAACCACCTCTCAGCACAGCTCATTTACGGGTGCCGAAGGTGAACTCACGGTCGATACAACTAAAGACACAGCCGTCGTACATGACGGATCTACAGCGGGCGGTCGTCCGCTTCTGAGGGAAGACCTCAATAACATGCCTGCCTCCGGTGTGAGTGCAGGTACTTATGGTTCTAGCTCTGCTATTCCTGCACTTACGGTTGACGTAAAGGGTCGGGTTACTGGAGCTACTACGACTGCAATTGACAGCACGGCCATCACAAATGGTAGTGCTTCTGTAGCAGTTGCAAGCAACGGTCCCATCACTGCTACCGGTAACCTTGTTGTTACTGGAACTGTTGATGGTCGGGATGTAGCTGCTGACGGTACGAAACTCGATGGCATTGAGTCTGGTGCTACTGGCGATCAGACTGCTGCTGAGATTCGATCATTAGTTGAATCAGCATCCGACTCCAACGTATTCACAGATGCCGATCACAGCAAGTTAAACGGGATTGAGTCTGGAGCTACTGGTGATCAGACTGCTGCTGAAATCCTTACTGCAATTAAAACAGTTGATGGTGCTGGTTCTGGTCTAGATGCTGACTTGCTTGATGGTCAGAGTTCTGATTTTTACCGCAATGCAAGCAACCTTAATGCAGGCACGATATCTGCATCAAGACTGCCTACGTTGAACACCGTGCCCAGTGGTGCAATCTTCCTTTGGTCTGGCGCAGCTAACGCTCTTCCTACTGGTTATGTCCTATGTAATGGAAGTAATAGCACACCTAACCTTCAGAACCGTTTTGTTGTAGGTGCTGGTGATAGCTATGCAGTTGATGCAACTGGTGGTACTAATTACACCACTATTGCAACCACAAACCTACCAAGTCACACACATAGCACTGGTAACCACAGCCACGGTGTTAATGATCACTCACACTCTACTCCTAATCACAGCCACGGCGTTAATAGTCACACGCACTCAACGCCAAACCATAGTCACGGTGTAAACAGTCACTCGCACTCAACACCTAACCACAACCACAACATGAATTCCCACTCACACAGTGGGAACACGAGTAATACGGGTGGTCACAGTCACAACACGACTTTTTATAACGCAGCAAGTAGTCGAAGTGGTCCTAATGACGGTCCACAGAACAGCCGTCGCGGTAACTCATTTAACCGTGGGACTGACAACACTGGTGCCCATAACCACAGCTTTAACACTGGCAACGCTGCATCTAACACCAATACAAGTGGTGGCGGAAACACTGGTAACGCAGGCGCTAACACCTCTAACAGTGGTGGTAGTAACACTGGCGGTGCTGGTGCAAATACAAGTAACAGTGGCGGTAGTAACACCGGCAATGCAGGTGCGAATACCTCTGCTGTAAGTGCAGGAACTACTGGATCAACAGGTGGCGGAACTGCCATTGAGAACCGGCCTCTGTACTACGCCCTTTGCTACATCATGAAAACCTAATTATTAATCCACCATGAAACATCGTTCTATTTTCAATAAAAGCATTCTTGTACTTGAGAACCAACTGTCTCCTCAGTTTTGTTCACACATGATCAATAAGTTTGAGGAAAAAGGCCAGGACAAAGGTGCTGGTCATACTTTTGGCGGCTATACGCCAGCAATTAAACAGTCAACTGACTTGCAGATTTCATTTGGTTCTGGTCTAGACGACTGGCAGGCAGAAGACCATGAATTAAGTGAAACTTTAACTAATGCTGTTATTAAATATATACAGCATATAGATAAAGTTTTGCCTGGTATTACTGTTAACGGTGAGATGTTTGATCTCGGTCACCAATTGCAAAGAACTTGTCCTGGTGGTTATTATACTTGGCACTCCGATGCTGCTGATAGTCGTCAATTAACATACATCTGGTATTTAAACGATGTTAATGGTGGAGGTGGTTATACAGAGTTCTGTGATGGTACTAAGGTTCGTCCAAAAGCTGGGAGGATGCTAATCTTTCCGGCTGATTTTCTTCATGTACATCGTGGTGTAACACCTAAGAAGGATTTTAAATACATTATTACTGGGTGGCTTTACTCTAAGCTTACTGGTAATGAAAAAGTGATGACAAACTCAGGTATTTATCTGCCACAACACAATCAACAATCACACGAAAATAACAATGACAGTAAACTGGAGTGTAACGGGACTAGAGAGATCCACTGACACTGATACAGTTTTCAAGGTCATTTATGGCCTTGAACTTGTAGTAGATGGCGACCAAAAGTATACCCTTACTGACTGTGAATATACAGTTGATGGGGAGAATACTATTCCGTTTGAAAACCTGACCCCTGAAATCTGCCTTGGCTGGGTGAGGGATGGTCTTGGTTCTGAAGGAATCGCTGAAAGAGAAGCATACATCGATAGTTTGTATACCCCTTATGTCGGGCAATCCGATACTTTACCCACTAACTGGCCTACCTAATGATCACACTTATCCGTCCAATCCTTTTCTCCTTTCTTCAGTCTCAAAAGGTCAAGCTTCTCATCGTAGATATGCTGACCAAACTAGCTGAATCTACTGATAACGACGTAGATGATAAAGCTGTGGAGTTCATCCGCAACGGCCTATTTCCTGCTAAGCCTCTGGACTGATGGACTTAGGCGAGCCTCCTGTACTTCCGTATATAAGGCTCCCTGAGGCACTGTCATTACCACGTCCGGCACTAGATGTTCCACGAGCGGAATTGCCTTATTACAAGCCGCTTGTGGTGCCTCCTAGTGACCTAAGACCACCTCCGGGTGTTAAAGGAACTACAGAGTCAGATAAAGAAAAACCTAAACCTAAACCTCCTCCGGTAAAACTACCGGACATACCTACAGACACACGAGAGATAGACATTCCATTCACGGATGTCACGATGCCTCTCCCGTCTAATGAAATACTTGTCACGGCTGGTACTACAGCCACCGTGTCTGTTGCGGCCACCCTTACAGCAACAGCAGTCTTTAAATGGACTGTAACTGCAATGAAGCCAATACTTAAACAGGCATGGACAAAGATCACAAAAAGGGTGAGTTCATCAAGTTCATCGTCCTCTGCTGGTCAGCAGGACTCTTGACTGCAAGCTATGCAGGATGGATGCCAAAGATGGATCCCACTTACGTCGCGTCAATATTGAGCGGCACCCTCGCAACCTTTTCTATTACACGAGAAAAAAAGGAATGAAGAAGCTACTAATGTTATTGCTACTAGCTGCTCCAGTTTCTGCTCAGACTGTCACCCCACAGTTCACTCAGGGGTCAATGCAATCGACTACCACCACCACGGTTGACATTGAACGCACTATTGAACAAGAAGTCATGGGTGGTGATTATTCATCATGGAGTGGTTCAAACGTTACACCCAGTTCCGATATCGCTGGAGAAAGTACAACATTCGCTGTAACAACGGCTGGAGATCCTTGGTCTCTAGAGTTGACGACACGATCAGCCGGTGTTGTAGAAACAATCGATATCACAGAAAGCATCGACCAAACTTCTACTACTACATCGCTTTCTATCTTCTCACAGTAACACCTGCATTTGCAGAACCTGAAGTACAAAATACATCAAACCCAGTTGCAGCCGCAACGGGAAATGTTACTAACCAGGCTGTACAATTCCAAAATAATGGTGCACCATCAAGACAAATCTTTGGGCCTAATAGCTCTTGCAATGGATCTACGATGACGTTTAGCCCGTTCTATATGGGTAACGACACTATTCCTATGGAGTCTGATGGTTATGTTCGGTCTAACAACTACGGAGCACAGATCAACTTTATGATTCCACTTGACGGTGGCATGATTGAACAGTGCAAAGAAATTGCTAGACGACACGAACAAAAGATGCG